AAGCCAAAATAAAGCCAAGACGGGGGGGGAGGAGAGGTCGAGCGAAGAAAATCTAATAATAAGTATTAGTCTCCCTACAAGAAAATCTCATTTTTGCCAAATTGTATTTAAAATCTGTGGATAACCTGTGAATAATATGAAACTCTCCTTTATAGATAAAGACTTTAAAAAGCATTCTTCCTTTGAAATAACCCCAGAAGATGAAAAAAGATGGGACAATAAGGAATTTAAGAAAAAAGATATTTCCAGAATTATTACTGAAGCGGTTCGAACCTTAAAACAAGCAGGAATTTTAGAAGAAGATATTAGGGTTATAGATTGGGAAGGAAGAAAATTGTTTCATTTAAAAGATTTTAGTGTTGACAAGATAATAGAATGACTACTGCCGAATTTTCAAAGATTATTGATTGGAAGCCTCATAAAGCCCAAAGAGAGATTTTAAAGTCTAAAGCTAGAGAAATAGTGGTTTGTGCGGGGCGGAGATTTGGAAAATCTGCTTATTGTGCCTTTGTTGTCGCCAAAACATTTATTGAACTTTTTAAAGAAGTTGAAAGGGGGAAAAGGGAATCAATTAAAATCTGGATTGTAGGACCGACCTATGAATTGGCGGATAAAGTTTTCACCTATGTTGTTAATTTTTTAAGAAAAGCCGACCCCAAAATAATAAATTTTGTTAAAAATAGGCCATTTCCAGAGATAGAACTTTCAAAAAATATCTGGATTCAATGTAAATCGGCTGAAAATCCTAAAAGTTTGTTGGGAGAAGAGTTGGATTTGTTAATTGTTGATGAGGCGGCTAATATTTCTTCCGATATTTGGTTTGATTATTTGCTTCCAACTACCGCTTCTAAAACAAAACAAGGCAAAACGATCTTTATTTCAACACCCAGAGGGAAAAATTGGTTTTATGAACTATATTTAAAAGCCAAAGAATCAGAAGGAGCATTCCATTTCACTTCTTTAGATGGAGTTGAGATAGATAAATCTGAATGGGAAAGATTAAAGACCATTTCCCCTGCCGATTTCTTTGCCCAGAATTATGAAGCAGTTTTTAGAGAAGAAGCGGTCGGAGTTTTCAGAAAAGTAAGAGAAGCAGTCAGATTAGATTGTTTATCAGAACCCTTGCCTAACCATTCTTATTTTGGCGGATTGGATTTAGCCCAAGTTAGGGATTTCACGGTTTTAACCTTTTTTGATAGAGAAAGCCATAAACAAGTTTTCTTTGATAGATTCCAGAAAATTCCTTATACCCTACAATTAGAAAGAATAGAAAAGGCGGCTAAAAAATATAATGCTCTTTTAACCGTTGAAATAAATAATATTGGCTTGGCAATTGCTGATGAATTAAAAGCCAGAGGGGTAAGAGTTGAGGATTTTAAAACTGTTGGCACAATTTCTAAAGTTTTAGAAAGGAAAGGGACAAAAGAGCAGTTAATAGAGAAACTCTCGCTTGATATAGAAAATAAGAATATCTTTTTAGCCCCGATTGAGGTTCAGATAGATGAATTAGAGGCCTATACTTACAATTACACCCCTTCAAGAAATATCTCTTATGGGGCTCCAGAGGGGATGCACGATGATTGTGTTGTCGCAATAGCACTTGCTGATTGGGGCTTAAGTGGTAAAACTCGTGAAGAAAAAATAAAAAAAATGAGATTAATTCCTCATAAAAGGAAAACATTTCAATATTTCTAAAATATGTTAGAAAAGTTTAAAAACGAAATTAATCAATTTGAAAGAGAATTTGTGGAAGTTGTCCCTGGTTTTAAATTTAATCAGAAAAAAACAATTGAGCGAATTTATCTTTATTACAATTCAAAATACGAAACTGGGGAATTTGACAATCAGGGAGATAAAAAATACTTCTATAATATAGTTAGAACCCCCTGCAATATCGCCACAAAGGCAATTGATTTTGATACCAAAGATATTAAAGTTTTAACTGCCGAAGGGGGAAATCCAAGAAAAACTTGGTACTTTGAAAGAGATTTAAAATTCTGGATGAAAGACCAGAAATTTGGAGCAGTCTTGAATCGTATATTTTTTGAATTGCCAATTTTTGGCTCAGTAGTTTTGAAAATAATTAATGGAACGCCTTACTTTGTTGATTTGAGAAACTTCATTGTTGATCAAGGGGCGGATTCATTAGAAAAATCAAATTATATTGTTGAAGTCCATAATTATACCCCAGTTGAATTCAGGAAAATCGCCCAAGAAAGAAAGTGGAATAATTATGAAGAGGTTATTAAAAAACATAGAGAAGGAAAAAAACCTTTAATCAAAGTATATGAGAGATATGGAGAATTAGAAGAAGATGGCGTCTGGGCTTTTAGAAAAGTTCTTATAGCCGATATCGAAATAAAAGATGTTGAATTTATTTTATCTGATGAATTAGTAGATGAGATTCCTTATGAAGAATACCATTGGGAAAAAATCCCTGGCAGATGGCTGGGGATTGGAAGAATAGAAATTTTATTAGACCCCCAAGTTAGAACAAATGAAATTTCTAACCAAGAAGCAAAATCTTCTCAATGGTCAACTTTAAGAATTTGGCAATCAAGAGACCCAGGGGTAAATAGAAATCTTCTGACCGATGTTGAAAATGGAGAGATTTTAACTGTTGATTCTGAAATTATGCCCGTCGACATGGTTGATAGGAATTTGAGTTATTATGAGAGTGAAATCCGCCGATGGCTTGCCAATAGAGACGAAATGACTTTTTCCTACGATGTTATTAGGGGCGAGAGATTACCTTCTGGAACTCCTCTTGGTTCGGCTCAATTGGCGGCTGGAATGATTGGTTCTTATTTCGACCAGATTAGAGAGAATGTCGCAATGGCAGTCAAGGATTTGATTATAGATAAAATAATTCCCAAGTTTTTAAGCGAAAAATCAAAAGAACATACCTTGAGATTGGTTGGGGAAGATTTGGATAAATATAAAGAGTTATTATTAGATTTCGCAACTGAAAAATCTGTTTTTGACTTGATAGAAAGAACGAATCATTATCCCACTGGTAGAGAAAAAGAATTACTGCGAGGAGTTGTGGCTGAACAAATTAAAAGAGATAAAGAAAAATTAGTCACTATCCCCAGAGGATTTTATAAAGATATTCAGTATAAAATTGATATTGAAATTACTGGCGAGGCAATTGATATTAGGGTTAAGGCAGCCAATTTGTGGATGGCTTTGCAAGCAGTTACGGCAAGTCCTGATTTATTAACAGACCCAATAAAGAAAAAATTCTTTTATCAGTGGTTGGAAAGTGGCGGACTTTCTCCTATAGATTTTGAACCTCCGACAACTACTCCTTCACTTCAAGAAGTAGTTGGTCAAATGCCCGCCCCAACTGGAAGGGCTGGTGGAGGTGTTAGTCGCCCAGCTTTTGCACCAATACCAATAGCTGGTAGAGAAGAAATTAGAGTTTAGATATGTTAAAAAAAGACATAGAACAATATCTTAAAAAATTAGCCCATTCAAATGAGGGGCAAGCCCTTAAGGAATACTTTGAGGAATTGATAGGAAAATTAACTGATGCCAGAAGCTTTGGGGGAGAAAGTTTTGAAATAGAAGGAAAAGCATCCATAAAAGCGGTGGCTATTTTAGAGAAAATTTTAAGAGATTTGGAACTTTTAAAAAGGTCGAAAAAACAAATTAAGAAAAATATATATATGTAATTTCGCAATTGCGCCTTGGGAGTAATCCTTAAAGACTTTGCGGAAACAATAAAATGGCTTGGAAACCAAAAGTTACAATACAAAAAGGTGCATTTACAGATTGGTGCAAATCCCACGGGTTTTCTGGTCCGAGCACAGCTTGCGTTAGAGCGGCTTTGGCTGCGGCTAAAAAACAAGGTGGTGCGGGAGGAAAAACATTGAGAGGGAGGGCTTTATTTGCTTTACGAGCTAAACAGGGTTGGAAAAAAACTATTGGAACAGCTTGGAAAAAGGCTGCTTAATATATGCCAGCAACTTCGAAAAAAATGAAAATTACTGCCTGTCTGGCTTTGGCGGCTAAAGATGGAAAAGTTCCCGTTAAAAGATTAAGAGGACCTGCTTTATCTATGTATAAATCGATGACCCGAGAAGAACTCCGAGATTTTTGTAAAATGCCAATTAAGAAATAAAGGTCAAGAGGAGAAAACCTCTCTAACAAAAATAAAATCAATTATTCACTAAAGAATTTAAAAATGAAAAATTTAAAAAGACATAATTTCTATAAAAAAAATTATTGGAAAGAATTAGAGAATTGTTCAAGAGATGAATTGATAGAAGAAATTAAAGTATGGAGAAAGGGATATTGGAAAGTATACAAGCGGCTTAAACACTTAAAAAATCGCTTAAAAGGTCGAGGCCGAGAACAATTAGAAGATTTTTGCAAATTACCTATTAAAAAATAAAGGTTGGGAGTTTAGCATCTCCGAAAACTGCTAATACGAGAAACATAACTCGGAAAAATTATGGTAGAAGAAAAAAAGGAGGAAGAGACCTCCGAAATAACTCCAGAGGAAGGAGAAACTTCCGAATTAGACGAAGAGAAAGTAGCCGAAGGCGAAGGCAAAGAGCCTGACTGGAAGGCTAAAGCCAACGCTATGTATGGTAAATACAAAGAGGCTAAAGGAACTATCGAAGAACTTGAAGGGAAAGTTTCTGAATTAGAGGAAAAAACAAAACCTAAAAAGGAAATTTCCGAAGACGAGTGGAAGAAAAAAGTTGAATTTCTAATGGAGCATAAAGATTATGCCGAAGACGAATTCAACCATATCACCACCGTCGCCAAGGAATTCGATATTTCTTTAGATGAGGCTGCTTTACTTGAACAAGATTATATCCAGTATCGAAGAGATAAGGTCGAAAAAGAAAAACAACAACTTGAACCTTCGACCCGAACTTCTCCTTCTACAACTCCTATTGAACAAACTCCCGTTGAAAAATTAAGGGAATTAACTCCCGAACAGCGGACAGAGTTCTATAAAAAGTGGGGAATAAAGAAGAGATAAGTTCAAAATCGGAGGTTAAGATTAAATGGCTGAATTAAACGTTTTCAGTGCTGCTCTAAATCCTGAAGTATGGGCCCCATATCTCCAAGATGTCTTAATGAAGAGTTTGGTAAGTTTTGAGATTGCTGATACTTCTTTAAAGCCTGAATTAAATGTCGGTGATAAGGTGCATGTTCCTTACTTCATCGAATTGACTGCTGCTGATTATGACCCAGGTAATGCAATTACCATTACTGGAGTAACAGCAACAGATGATTCAATTGATGTAACGACAAAGAAAATCGCTCCTTTTTATATCGACAATGTTCAAGAATTACAGGCAAAACCAGAAGTTATTGGTAAGCTTTCTGAAAATGCTGCTTACAAATTAAGAGATGCGATTGACACTGCGGTTTTGGCTTTTGTTTCTGGTGCTGCAGTTGTATTTGGCACAAGTGCAACAACTGACTATGTAACTGGGACTACCGCTTTGACCTCAATGACTGCTACCACTGCTAACATCATTACGATGTTTAGCAAGGGAGCGAAAGTATTACAAGAAAAGTATGTTGAAAATGCGAATGACTGGATTGCTATTCTTACCCCTGCACTATATCAGATAATTACAGAGAAAGTTGCCAATACTGGTGGAGATTTGGCTGACCGAGTATTAGAAAATGGTTTCGGGGGAAGATTTATGGGTTTTGACCTTTATGTGTCGAACAGTCTTCCTTCTGGATACTTCTATCTTGGCAGAAAAGCCCAAATCAGTTTGGTTTTACAGCAAGATGTTAAGATGGAGATAAAGGAAGTTTCTGACAAACTTGGAAGAAACTTCATTCCTTGGGTAGTTTATGGAGCAGGCGCACTGGTACAAGCCAAAAAGAGATACTTGGCTGTTAAGTGCACTGTCTAAACATTGAAATAGATTTCTCACAAATTGCCCCTCGCTTCTCCTTGTGAGCAAAAAACGGGGGCAATTGCGAGGAATTTATGGATAAAGCAAAAATAAAAAGAAAAATGGCAGAAGAAAAACAAGAGGAATTGTTCCGCTATGAGATTTTAGAAGAGTATTTGAAAGAAAGGATAGAGCAAGGAGAAATTATTAAAAGAAATGACTTAGCTAAGGTTCAGAGAATATTAACAGAAATTAAAAGTATTCTGGAATTTTTAAAATGAAAATTGTATATTTCCAATCAGGATCAGAAGATTTTAGATGTGGTGTTTGGTTTTATAGACAAATAATTCCTGCCAAAGCCTTAAGAAAAAGAGGACACGAAATTAAAATGGCTGTTTTAACAAATAGGATTGACGAATGGTGGTATAAATTTCCAGATGTAGTTATTTTTAGAAATGTTTATCTTTTTGACCCTGTTTCAGCTATGAGAGAATTGAAGCGAAGGGGAAAGAGAATAGTTTATGATATTGATGATGATTTTTGGACTATAAACCCAGATAATCCCGCTGCCAAGACTGCCAAAGAAAAAGTAGAACAAATTACCGCCTTATTAAAAGAAGCAGATATTGTTACCACAACAACCGAAGTTTTGAAACAACGACTTTCAAAGTTTAATAAAAACATTGCCATTGTTCCGAATGCCCTTGATTTTACTGAATTTTGCGAGAGACCAAAAAATGAAGGACTTTTAAAAGTTGGTTATACGGGCGGAGCAAGTCACTGGGGAGATTTAGAGATGGTTGCTAATGTTATTGGAGAACTCCAAAAGAAATATAAGTTTAAATTTGTTTTACAAGGAATAACGGGGGACCCCTTAATAAATGAGATTTATACTTATAGATATTATCTTGGGCAAGGATTACAACCAGAAAAAAATGAATTTTATGAAGCCGCTATGAGAACATTTGAAAAGTTGAGAAGATTAAATTATATTCACATCCCCTGGTATCATCCAGAATTATATCCGCCGATTTTAGTAGGAATGGATTGGGATATTGGACTTTGTCCGCTAAAAGACAATTCTTTTAATCAAGCAAAAAGTTGTGTAAAGTTTTATGAATATGCCGCTGTCGGAACTACCTGTTTGGCTTCTGATGTTCTGCCTTATAAAAACGAAGTGAATTATCGAGCAAAGAATACTTTTAAAGATTGGTATAAAAAATTAGAGAAATTGATTAAAGATGAAAAATTTAGAGAAAAAATTACTGAAAAACAATGGGAATTTGTAGAAAAAAATAGAAACATTGAAGAGGTCATTCTTCAATGGGAAAAAATATTGGGCTATGTTGGTTCTCAATCCTAAAATTAGTATTCTTTTGACTTCATATAATAATTTAGAGGTAAGGCGGGCGATAGAAAGCATATTAAACCAAACCTATCAGAATTTTGAGATAATCCTTTTAGATGATAATTCAAGCGACCCGAAAGTTTTAGAGATTTTAGAAAAATATAAAAAACACCCCAAAGTAAAGTTCTATAATTCCCAGATTAAAGAAGAAGACAGATTAAAAGAATGTCCCTATGCCAGACAAATAAATATAGGACTGAAAATGGCGATTGGTAAATTGATAATTTATATGTGCGATGATGTGGAATATTTACCTCACAAGTTAGAAACGATGGTAAAGTTCCTAAAAAGACATCCGACAGTAAAAGTTTGTTATAACCAACAAAAATGGATAAGGCAAAGAACAGGAGAAGTTATAAGAATTTTAAAACCTGATAGAATTTTAAGAGACCCATTCGGAAAAGTAGACCATAATTCTGTAATGCATTATAAAAGCTGTATTGACAAAGTTGGAAATTGGGGTACCTCTGCTTTCGGGGTAGCAGATGCTCTTTTTTGGCGGAAATTAGGAAAAGAATATCCATTTTATCCCATTAAAGAGATATTAGAAATTCATTATCGGAGCGAGAAATGTTTTTCAAATAAAGTAAGAGAATTATTAAAAAAAAATGAGAAAGCTTAATCTGGGCTGTGGCCAAGAAAAAAAAGAAGGGTTTATAGGGATAGATATTAAAGATTATGGGCAAGAAATAGTGAGGGACTTAACGAGAGGAATTCCTTTTGACAGTGATTCGGTAGATGAAATTTATTCCTGCCACTGTTTAGAACATATTGAAAGAAAAGATGTTCCTTTTATCTGGGAAGAAATTTATCGAGTTTTAAAACCTGGTGCTATTGCTTATATTCGTGTTCCCCATAGTTCAGAACGAGAAGCTTTTATGATGAATCATTGGTCTTATTGGAACGAAGCAGTGGTTGAAGTTTTGTGTAATAAATGGGGCTCGCCAGACCATTTTACTAAAACCAATTTTGAAATTTTAGAAAACAAAAAGGAGGGAACAGAACTTCATATTAAACTAAAGAAAATATGAAAACCGCTCTTGAAGAAGAAAAACAAACAATCACCCAAATATATATTCCAAAAAGAAAAAGATTACTGCTTACAGGAGGTTGCGGATTCGTTGGGCATCACATTGTTGAGGGTGTGCTTAAGCAAACAGATTGGGAAATAATAATATTAGATGCCCTAACCTATGCGGGAAATTTAAACAGATTAACTGATATTTCAATTTGGGATAAAGAAAAACATCGAGTTAAGTTTATCTGGCACGACTTGAAAGCTCCGATAAGTGAAACTACTCATAAAATGATTGGAGATTTGGATTATATCTGGCACTTAGCGGCTGAAAGCCACGTAGGAAGAAGCTTGGAAGATGCTGTACCGTTTGCTATGTCAAATGTAGTGGGAACGACTCATTTGCTTGAACATATTAAGCACCGTCAACCGAATCTGAAAATGTATATTGGGTTTAATACTGATGAAGTATTTGGATCGGCTGAAATAGGAGAATATCACTTAGAAACCGATAAGTTTTATCCGTCAAATCCGTATTCGGCAGCAAAAGCAGCCCAATGGTGTATGGAATATGCCTTTGCTCATTCGTTTGGTTTGCCTATTTGTATGGTGCACTCAATGAACATTTTTGCAGAAAGACAGCACACTGAAAAGTTTATTCCGATGGTTGTAAAAAGAATTTTGAATAATGAGAAAGTTATTATTCACGGAATTCCTGGACATATCAGTCAGAGGCATTGGATACACGCAAGAGAAATATGTAATGGATTGCTCTTTTTAACAGAAAAGGGGGAACCAAAAGAAAGTTATAATATTATTGGTGAAGAAAAGGATGCTTTGTGGATTGCTAATAAGATTTGTCAGGTCATTAAAGACAGGGATTTGAAAGAAGACGAAATAGAATATTTTGATTTTCACGCTTTAAGACCTGGGCACGATTTCCGCTATGCTTTAGATGGAAGTAAATTAAGAAATTTAGGTTGGCAACCGAAATTAAATTTAGATGAATCTTTGGAAAAAACTATTAAATGGATGATAAAAATAGAAAATCGGAAATGGTTAAATCTGTAGTAGTTTCAGCGGTTCATAGGCAGCCATCTGAAGATTGGATTAGATATTTACCACTGCCTGCCATAATTGTTGATGATAGCAATGGTAAGATTGAGATAAAAAAAGAAGGAGTAGAAGTGATTGATTATAAAAAAGAAAAAGTATGGGAGAAGTTTTATTATTCGTCAGCTTGTAAGAATTTTGGTCTTTGGTTAGCATATAAGAGAGGATATGATGTGATAATGGTTTTAGATTCTGATTGTGTTGCTCCAATTGATTTTAAAGAAAAACATTTGAATGCTTTAATAAAAACAGGATATGGCTGGGAGAATCCATTAAAAAGTATAGGTTGGTTTCCTCGTGGTTATCCATATTCACAGAGAAACAAGAAAGTAGGAGTGAATATGGGATTGTGGACGAATGTTTTAGATATAAATGGAGCTGATAGAATAAAAAGAAAAAGTTTGGTTAAATTTGATAGAAAAAAGACGAAAATCGCTGTTGGTAAAATTCCGTTCTCTGGAATGAATGTAGCGATTAGAAGAGATTTAATCCCTGGAATGTTCTTTTTACCAAATTTTGAGTATAAAGAACTGAAATTTAGAAGACACGATGATATTTGGGGAGGATATATTTTGCAAAAATTAATGGAAAAGAAAGGAGATGTAGTTGATTATGGTCCGCCAATTGTTTTTCACGAAGGAGAAGTAAATGCTGAAGAAGATGCTAAAGAAGAAGAAGCAGAAAATTTTTATAGTGATTCGTTTTATAGTTTAGTTGATGAAATGATGAAAGATATTCAATTTGGAAGTTATCAAGAAATGTTTGGTCAGTTTGCTGATAAGTGCGATTTGTTAAAAGGAACTGTTTTTGAGCCGTTAATAAGTTCAATTAAGTGGTGGAAAGAAATTTATGCCTAAATGTTCAATTATTTTAGTTACTTTTAATAGATTAGATTATACAAAACAAACAATAGATTCGCTTTTAAAAACAGCCTCGTCTGATTTTGAAATGTTTATTATTGATAATGCTTCTTCTGAATTAGGTTTCCACGATTATTTGACCGAATTAGAAAAAGATAAAAGAATTACTATTATCCGCAATTATAAAAATGTAGGTTGGGGAAAGGCTACGAATTTAGGACTGAAACTTTGTAGAACAGATTGGATTTTATTGTCAAATAATGACGTTATTTACAAAGAAAATTGGTTTGAAAAATGCTTGTTAGCTTACGAAGATTTCCCCGAGATTGGGATTTTAGGACTATGGAAGCATCCTTTTCATACAATATTGGGGGAGAAACAAGGCAAAAGAAGTAAAATTATTATTAAAGATCAAATGCCAGGAGTTGCTTGGTTAATGAAAAAAGAAGTTTTAGATAAAATTGGACCGATTGCTGAAGCAGGTCCTTGTGATAGACAAGGTGGATGTGGCGAGGATACGAATTATTGTGCAAGAGTTAGAGGGGCTGGGTTTCTGGTTTGTGGACTCAATGAAGATATTGCTGAACATATAACGAAGACATAAATTAAAAGAAAATAAAAAATGGCTAAATTTATAAAAATATGAAATATAATTCAACGTCAACGCTCGACGGCCTAATACAGGATTGTGAAACTCTTTTAGCAATGAGCGATGCAGGTATTTCTGGTGACGCTACATTATTAAAGGTTTTTACCCGCCTTATCAATGTTTGGTATCGAAGAGTAAATTCCGCTATCTGGGATGTGTGTGGGACTTGGGAATACGATGATTCAAATTATACTGATTTACCAGTAGCAACTACTACTTTAGTAGATAGCCAGCAGGATTATGAAATTCCTTCAACCGCTCAAAAAATATCAAAAGTGGAAGTTTTGGATTCGAGCGGAAACTATCAATTACTAACTCCTTTTGATGAGAGTATGGTAAAAGATAGGGCAATGTCTGAGTTTTATGAAACAGCGGGGCTTCCTATTTATTATGATTTAAAGGGTCGCTCTATACTCTTATATCCCAAACCTTCCAGTAGCAAGGTTACTTTAGCCGCTGGCTTAAAAATTTATTTCACAAGAGATATTTACGAATTTGTTTCAACTGATACTACAAAAGAACCAGGATTTATAAATAGTTTTCATCGATTATTATCTCTTGGCGCTTCTTACGATTATGCTATGAGTTATGAAATGCTTGAAAAAGCCAATTTCTTAAAAGGGCAGATAAACGAAATGATTTCAGAATTAAAGAGATTTTACGGGGCACAGCATAGAGATATGCGAACAAGAATAAGACCTCGCAGACAAACTTATTTATAAGATATGACAAAAATCATTGACCAGATATTAAAAGATAAAAAAGAAGGAATGACAAGAGAGCAAGCAAGGAAACTTTATCCTAATATTAAAGAGGAAATTTTAGATCAGATTTATTCTTCAGAAATTCAACAAAATGAAAAGTGGGCGGAATTTTCCAACAAAATAATTGAAACAAATAATAGAATAGAACAAATAGAAGAAAATATAGGAGGAAAAGTAAAAGAACAATTAAAAGAACAATTAAATGAAATCATTTCTCAAGTAGAAAGAGGAGTAAAAGATATTAAAGAAGCTCTACCTGACATTGAAGCATTGGAAAAAAAAATTCAGAAAATAGAAACCCAGATTAAAATTCACGAGAAGAAAAAACATATAACCGAAAAAGATATTCAAGAAAAAGTTAGCCCTTTAATTTTTAAACAAACGAAATTTATTGAACAATTGGGAGAAATCGGGATAGAGCAAAAAGATTTTCAAAAAGAAATCCAAGAACGAATAAGTGAATTACCTACAATAGGTGACCTCCATCCTGAAGAACACGATTTAAAATCTCATATTGATGTAGAAATTACTGGTAAAGAATTAAACGAACTTCCTAAAAAAATTGAAGAAATAAGAAAAGTAGCCGCCAGAAAAGAAGTTCCAAGACTTCTCGGAGGTGGAATAACAGAAAAAGCAGCTTGGGGTTCTATCACAGGCACTCTTACTGACCAGACCGATTTACAAACCGCTTTAGATGCCCGCTCTCTATTAAATCACTCCATTTCACAGCATACTTTTGATGCTGATGTGGATTTGGGAGCAAACTTATTAAAAGCAACTACTATTATTGAACTTGGTAATGGCTTTATAGCTTATAATGATGCTGGGTTCGAGTTTTATAGTGATGCGGGGATAACTAAAACAGGAGAAATGATAATGATTGGCACTGGAATATATCGTTATCTTGCTACTCTTACTCCTGACCAAGTTTATGGTGTATTAGATTTTTCAGGTTTAACTCCTATCGACAAAACCTTCACCTTCCCCAATGCTTCTGGAACATTGGCTTTAATTTCTAATGTATTGGCTTATTCAATCGCTTTAGGTTAAAAATATGAAAATTTTAACAACAAATTATGTATTTAATGCTGTGGCAAAGACAATCACCTTTTCTGATTATGCGAGTATTTTATTAGAGAGAGTGCTTTTAATTACCAATGTTACGGATAATATCATTATCTATAATTTCGCCGATGCAACCAAAGGGGGAACTGTTGCTACAAATGTTTTAACTTTAACTTATAATACGACAGCAATGTCTGATACCGATGATTTACAGATATTCTACGATGATGCTGATGCCGAAATGCCGATAAATGATGGTGGCAATTCAATTACCGTTGATGGCACATTTTGGCAGGCAACACAGCCTGTATCAGCGACAGATTTAGATATAAGGAATCTGGCTCAGACTCAAGACAATGTAAGAATTTGGGCTAATACTATTATTGATGGCACAGGGACTAATGTTATTCCATTGGCTGATGCAGCAGGACATTTACAGATTGATGTTTTGAGTGGCGGTGGGGGTGGAACATTAGTGGTAGATGATGAGTTAGTAAATGCGGCAGATACAGGTCTATTAATTTTAGGAACTGATGGAACAAATTATCAGATTTTAGCAGTAGATGCTTCTGGAAACCTACAGGTAGATATATTAAATGCCTCTCTTGCAGTAACAGGAACATTCTGGCAAGCTACACAACCAATTTCAGCAGCTTCTTTACCATTACCAACAGGAGCTGCGACATCAGCACTTCAAGGAGGAGGATTGCCAGCGGCTTTGGGAGCTGGCGGTGGTCTTAAGGTTGATGGTTCTGGAACAGCATTGCCTGTAAGCGGAACAGTAACGGTTGGCTCTATAACTGCAGGAGATAACAATATTGGGAATGTTGATGTAGTTACTTTACCAGCCATTACCATTGCCGCTGCTCAAACATTGGCAACGGTTACAACAGTTGGAACGGTTACTACCCTTACGGGAACTACAACTCTTACTCCAGGAACGGCAGCAGCTAATCTTGGTAAGGCAGAGGATGTCGCCCACGCCAGTGGAGATGTAGGCGTAGCAGTATGGGGGGTTCGTGATGATACTTTGGGGATATTTTCGGGTACAGAAGGAGATTATGAGCCATTTCATATGACAGCGGCTGGAAGACTTTATACTTCTGCTACTATTGATGCCGCTTTACCTGCGGGAACAAATGCTATTGGAAAACTAGCGGCAAACAACGGTGTAGATATTGGAGATGTTGATGTAAAAAGTATTGCGGCGGGAGACACCAACATTGGTAATGTTGACGTTGTGACTCTCCCAACAATTACTCAAAGCACAAAACACGATGCTAAAATTTATAAAACCGCAGTTTTTGATGCTTCGGCAAGCGGAAACTTGGTCGCAGCGGTTGCAGGAAAAGTAATTAAACTTCACGCCTCAACCATTCAAGCCCAAAACACAGTTGTCGTTAATCTAAATAATGGGGCGGCGGGGGCTAGTCTTATGGAGTGGAGTTTTCAAGCCAGAGAAGGCGCAGTTATTCCAATGGCTAATGCACCCGCATATTGGGCGGTTACTTCAGTCAACACGGCTTTGTATGTTACTTTGAGTGCCGCCGTCGTAGTTACCATAACTGCGATTTATTCTGACGATGATACAAGTTAATAAGTTGAAGAAATATGCCAGTTGAAGAAGTTTACACAGACGCTTTCGACGCTACTTATGTAGCTTGGACTGAAGTAGGCTCTAGCCCATATCTAAACGATTCAAACGCTAACTACATTTACTCACTCACAAATAATCAGCTGGAGGGCTATTGGACTTTTCCAGCTTCGGCGGGAAGCGGAACAATCAACTCGGTTAAGTTGAGGCTTGAAATGGACACTGAGTATGGCGACAGCAGTGGCAATGTTACCGTTTATGTTTGGAATGGCACAAGCTGGACAGTTTACACTATTTACGGTGACATGACAAGTTACGCTTGGAAAGAAATAGACGTTTCCGCCCTTCTTAACACTTGGGCTAAAATTAACGGAGCAAAAGTTTATGTTCAAAGTGCGATTCTTACTCCAAAAGACCCAGACACTCTTTATGTTCGCAGGCTCACAAGAAAAGTTGATTACACAGCTGTGGTAGCGATAGCGAGTAAGCGTTTGCTTGTGGGAGTTGGAATTTAATAAAAAGGTTGGCTTAAAATAATTTTTAAACAATATGGATACAAAACAAAAAAAAGAGCAAATACAGGCAGAATTTGATAGAAATCAAAAGACATTAAATCAATTAGTAGAAAGACAAGCTCAACTTCGTGGACAATGGCAACTTTTGGATGAAATGGAAAAAGAAACAGGAGAAAATCGGGCTTCAAAAAGGAGAATAGAAAAAATAGAAGAGAAATTAGAAAAGAAATAATATGGCTTATACAAATCAAACAAAGCATACTGCGACTTGGACTAATAAATCCAAATCTACTAAACCAACTTACACAAATAAAAGTAAGAATACAGCAACTTGGGCTAACATTTCAAAAGGATATCGGGATTTACTTTTAGCAGAAGATGGAACTTCTTTAAAACAAGAGAATAATTATTATATTTATTTAGAACAAAGCGCCCAACCAACTTGGAGCGGGGGAACTAAACATACCGCTTCTTGGTCGGGGGCAACCAAACACTAAAAATGAGCGACAAGAAAATCAGCGAATTAACAGCGTTAACAGAAGCGGCGGCAGCCGATGCTTTTCCTATTGTTGACGATTCAGCCACTGAAACAAAGAAGATTACTTTTTCTAATTTAGTAGGCGGGGCTACTAAAACTGAATTAAGTTATTTAGTCGGTGTCACTTCTCTTATCCAAACTCAATTAAATGCGAAACAGGCTTCAGATGCCACCTTAACCAGTATTGCTGCTTTAGGAACAGCCGCCGATAAGATGCTTTATACAACAGGAGTAGATACTTGGGCGGAAACACCTTTAACTGCGGCAGGGCGGGCTTTAATAGACGATGCTGATGCCGCAGCCCAAAGAACTACTTTAGAGCTTGGGACAATAGCCACTCAAGCTGCTTCTGCTGTATCAATTACTGGTGGTTCAATCACAGGAATTACTGATTTAGTCATAGCCGATGGTGGAACAGGGCAATCTACACAGCAAGCTGCAATAAATGCCTTAACTAATGTTGCTGCTGCTACTAATGAATATGTTTTGACTAAAGATACTGCTACTGGGAATGCGATATTCAAAGCTGCGACTGGTGGTGGTGGCGGTTATGCCACAATTCAAGAAGAAGGAACTGGTCTTACCCAAAGAACAATAATGAACTTTATCGGAGCTGGAATTACTGCTGCCGATGATGCTACAAATACAAGAACTAATATCACATTAGATGCTACCTTAAATAGTATCTCTGCCTTAGGAACTGCCGCCGACAAGATGCTTTATACCACAGGAGTTGATACCTGGGCAGAAACTGCTTTAACTGCCTTTGGGCGTTCTTTGATAGATGATGCTGATGCTGCCACAGCCAGAACTACCCTTGGCTTACCAGTAGGTTTTAGTTCAAAAGCCAAAGGTTATCGGGCAACTACTGTTCAAAGTATTCCTAACGTCACAGCCACTAAAATCCAGTTAAATGCGGAAAATTATGATGAATTAGGAGAATTTGACCCGACGACTAATTATAGTTTTACCGTTACAACCACGGGATATTATTTAGTTGTTGGTAAAATTGAATATTCAAGTTCTGTTGACCAATCAATGCACCAATGCAATGTATATAAAAACGGGGCAGCTGCTGTTATTGGCACACTGAGGTCATCAGGCACAGGAGATTTAAATGTGTTTTGTATGGATATTATATATTTAGCCGCAAATGATTATTTAGAACTTTGGGCTTATCAGGGTACTGGGGGTGATGTAAATGTTCAATATGGTTCTGCAAAAACCTATATGGTAATTCACAGAATTTCTTAATAAATTTCAATGTCTAAAGACGCCCTAATTCTTTTAGCCTGCTGGATAGGAATAATAATAGTTACATTTTTAGTAGTAAGCGGAATAGTTTTTTGGCTACGAATTTTAATATTTTAAAATAAAGGTCGGCAATTAAAAAATAAATTAAAAGTATGAGTTTTGACGAAAAATATTATACAGACCGCAAATTAAAACTTCAGCAAAGAGAACAAAGAAATCTACAAAGATATCTACAAGCCGCTTTTGATTATGTTGAAGAACAAAGATATATCAAAGAACAATGGGATGAACTTTTAGAAAGAGAGGCGGAGGCAAAAAAGAAGGCGGAAGAGAAAAAAGTAGAAAAGAAATAAATCTAAATCATAAATATGACACCTAAAATCGTAATAGATTCTTTCGATGCTGGAATTTTAGAAGATAAAACAGTTCAAGCCAGAAATGGATTCAGTTTTGGGGCGGGTTTAGATATTATAAGAGAGAAAGGAATCTTACAAGTTTCTCAGAAATTGGAAGCAATGACAGAAGCGGCTTCACCAAATAATATTACCGATAGACCATTAAGAATTTTACAATATGGATTAGCTTATTATGCTTTAGGTTCTTCAGGAAGAATTTATAAATATGAAGCAGGTGCGTGGACAAAAAAATTCGCAGATACAATTACTGTTGCTGATGAAATGATAGTTTTTAATGGAAATATGTATTGGATGACCGATAATGCGACTAATGCCAATATGGGAAAATTTGATGGAGCTACTTATACTGATTCGGCTTCTTTTAAAACTGGTTTCACTCTTTGTGCTATAGGGCATCCAATGGTTATTTTTGAGAATAAATTGAGGATTGGAAACGGAAGATATGTAGCTACTATGGATACTGCCGAAAATGTAACCCTAACCAGTTTAACTTTACCTCAGGGATATGAAATTTATTCTTTGGCGGTTTATGGAAATAGGTTGATAATTGGGGCAACTAAATTATTAGAATCTGCCTTATTTTCTTGGGATGGAGCTACTACGCTTCCTGAACAAATGTGGGAAATAAGAGAAACTCCTTATGTCTTAATTAATTGGAAAAATCTTTTAATAATTTTATCGGGAACAAAAGGAAACATTTATGCTTTTAATGGAGCAAGCGTAACGAGAATTAAAACTTTAAGATTCAAAATGTCAGAATTTACTGGCGGAATTCCAAGAAAAGGAGCAATAGCCGAATTCAAAGGAAATCTACTTTTTGGATATGGATATAATGGTTGGGCTTATTGCGGAATTTATCAATTAGGAGTTGAGGAAGGATTCCCAATGGTTATGAGCCATATTTGTTCCCCTGGGTTATCTAATGTTGAACCTTATTCAATCCTATCGGTTGGAGGCGACCAGTTTTATGTTGGTTGGTATGACCAAACAAATTGCGGAATTGATGCTATAAGTCTAACTACCAGAATTGCCTCTACTGCTTATTGGGAATCACAAATTTATGAAATTGCCCCAGCCAGTAATCCTATCCCTATTAAAGGCATAGAACTTATTGCTAAACCAATGGCAAGCGGAACTTCAGTAACTATCAAATATAAATTAGACAATGCCTCCTCTTGGTCGACTTGGGGGACAATAAATTCAACAAATCAAAATAAAGCTTTAGTAAAGGGCATTGGATTGGCAAAAACAATTCAAATACAATTAACATTTACTTGTTCAACGAGTTATAGCCCCGAAATTTCTATCATTCGTATCTATTGACTATGCCTTCTCCAATCATAAAAGGAAATAAAATAAATTTAGGAAGAAAACATTCAAAAGAATGGAATGAGAAAATAGGAAAATCAAATTCCATTATACAAAAAGGAAAACATAATTCTCCCAAAACGGAATTTAAAAAAGGATTAATTCCTTGGAATAAAGGAAAACATCATTCTCAAAAAACAAAAGAAAAAATAGGAAAAGCCAATAAAGGAAAAAAAAGAACTAAAGAGATGCTTAAATGTAGAAAAAATTTCTGGAAAAAACAAGGAAAAACTATGGAAAAATCTCCAGCATGGAAAGGAGGAAAATGTTTTCAGAATGGATATATTTTAGTAAAAACTATTGAAGGTTATATTCTTGAACATCGATTAGTAATGGAAAAATACCTTGGAAGAAAATTAGAACCTTGGGAAATGATTCATCATAAAAATGGAATTAGAGATGATAATCGTATTGAAAATTTAGAAATTACTACAAGGGCAGAACATCGTAGAAAAAGATTAAAAGTAAAATGTCCTAAATGTAATTTTGAATTTTTAATTAAACATTAAAATATGGCACAAACAATAAATAAAATTGAAAATGGGAAAGTCGAAATCAGAGAAACTTCAGAAACGAGGTCGATTTATGATATTAAGTCCCTAAAAGAACAACGAGAAGTTTTGAAAGAAAGATTAGCAATGATAGAAAACATATTAAAGGAAATTAAAGAATTATAACTATGGCAGAAGAAATTGAAGAAAAAAAAGAAACCCCTGAAGAAGAAAAACCGCTTATTCCTTTAGAGCCTTATATCCCGCCAGTCGAGGAAAAAGTTTCTATTCAGCACCTTCATCGTGGAACTGATACTCCTCGGATTTCTTATAACGATTTATTAAATAAGCCAACCACTATAACTGACCACGGGGAATTAACAGGATTAGCCGATGATGACCACCCTCAATATGTTCACAATACGGGAGATGAAACAATTGCTGGGATTAAGACTTTTAGTTCTTTTTCCATAACTCCTTCATCTGCCCCAACCACCGATTATCAGACGGCAAATAAAAAATATGTAAATAATGAGGATGGTTATTTGGCGGGAAATACACTTTTAAGGGCTGATACTGGCGGTTCACAAACCGCCTCAACTACTTATATAAAACTAATGACAATAACCATAGGAAAATCAGGGGGAACTTTTAGAATAAAATTTAATATGAATATTGGAAATGCAATATATACGGCACAGGGAATTATTAGAAGAAATCGAGGTGGAGATATTGTATCGGTTGGAACTCCCCAAAGCACCCAATCAGAAGTCCCAGTAACCTTTTCAGAAGATATTTCGGGATGGTTAAAAGGTGATGTTTGTGAACTTTGGGTAAAAACTACTTCTGGTAGTTCGGCGGCTTGGGTTTCAAACCTCAGTTTATATGGTTTAAATCCAAGCGAATGGTCTGTATGGCACTTATAAAAATAAAACAATAAAAATATGGCAACATACACAATAAAATCAGGGGAAACCCTTTCGGGAATTGCAAAACAATATGGAACATCGACTTCAGAATTGATGAAATTAAACCCCCAGATTAAAGACCCAAATTTAATTTATGCTGGGGCGAGTTTGAATTTACCTACAGCACCAACAGCACCAGCAGCACCAGCACCAACCCCAGAACAATTAAAACCTTTTGAAGAACAGATTAAAGCAATTCAAGCCAAAGTTCCAGCAATTCAAACGGGAGTAGAAGAATTGACGAAAGCAGGAGTATCCTTGCCCGAAATTCCTTATGACCAAACTAAACCAGATGATAAAGCTGTAAGTGGCATTTTAGCTGGGGCTGGGGCTGTTTCAGATTGGACTACTTACTGGATAGAAAGAGATAAAGAACTTCAGAAACAATTGACAGAAGAGAGAGAAAAACAAAAGGGATTTATAGAAAAATTAACTGCCCCGCCAGAAAAAACACGGGAAGAAAGATTAACAGAATTAAGAACAGAATATGGTGTTCCAGAAAAGCTGGATTTATTACAGCAACAAAATATCAAAGTGGCTCAATTAAGAGGCGAGATAGATAAATTAGATATTGCCCGCCAAACTGAAATTGATAGAGCTTATGCTCAAGCGGCAACAATGACTGGAGCAAGGGCAGAAGTTAATGAAACTAATAGGATTTATGACTCAAAAAGGGCTTATATGTCAGCCCAATTAGGGGCAGAAGCAATGGTTTTAAGTGCATATCAGGGAAACCTTGATCAAGCAAGAAATTTAATAAGTGAGACAGTTGATGCTTTCGTATGGGATTATACAGAAGAAAGAAACCGTTGGCAGTTTGCTTATACTTATCATACCGATTTCATTAATTCTTTAACCACTGAACAGAGAAATATTATGGATAATGCCTATCGAGAAACAGTTAGGCAAGAAGAGGTTGCCAGAGAAGAAAAAACTAATTTATTAAATTTAATGCTTAAATATCCAGAAGCTGGAATTAGATTAAAAGATACTTTGGAAGAAGCAACTACAAAGGCAAGTGAGTGGACAGCAACTCAAATAGCTCCAACAGGAATTACTCCAGATATAGCCAATAGAATATTCAATCAGATTAATATGGCAGTTGACCAATATAGATTAAATCCAGAAGGATTTAGAGAAAGATTTATTGAAGGATTGGTGACTCAATATGGAGAACCAGCCAGAGATTATATTTCAAAGCAAGTTTATGCCCAAATGCCAGATATTGGAAAACCAGAAATTCCTACTGAGATTACTGAACTTCCAGTAGAGCCAGCGAAAGTATATACTTGGAATAGTATGAAGTTTCACGCTTTAACCTTACCTGGTTCCCCAACTGTAAGAACGGCAATGTCTGCTTTACAAGGAGCATTGATTAACTATGCTACTGCTGTATCTGGAAGGCAAATGAGTTGGCGAGAAACAAAAATGCAATATGCTGCTATGATGCCAAGTTTCTTGGATAGCAATGAAACAAAAATAAATAAGATTATAAGATTAGAAAATTCTTTAATAGGATTTTTAGGCGCAGAAGATTTTGCAAGAAACCAAGCAGAAGTAGGACTTCAGAGAATGGGAGAAGTTAGAAGGGAGTTGGAAATTAAAGAAAAAGGAGGAGTTAAAACTGAAGAAGGAATCCAAACCATAACTGCGTCAGATGGAACTATCTGGACTAAAAATCCAGATGGGACATATACGCAAATAAAATGATAGGAGAAACTATTTCGGGAGAGGAATTTTTAAATAAATATAAAAAAATTCCAGAAGAAACAACTATTTCGACAGAGGAATTTCAAAAAAGGTATCCTGAAATTTTGGAAAAGAAACCAGGGTTTTTGGCGTCTTTAGGTAAAGAAATAATAAGACCATTTGTGAAATTAGGAGTTACTACAATTTCAGCAGGAAGAGGAATAGAAAGATTAGGAAAAGCAGGAATTCAATATTTAAAAGGAGAAAAAAAAGAAGCCTTAAAAACAGCAATTACAGCGGCAGAACCAATTAAATTTTTAGGGTTTGAACCAATAGAATCTACTCAAGAAGCAATTGGAATCGGAATTGAAATAGGATCAACAATAGCGGGAGTTAGAGCACCATTACAGGCAACTTTAGCAGGAAGAGTAGCTACGGGGGCGGGAATAGGTGCAGGTTTGGGATTAGGAAGGGGATTGCAAGTAGAAAAAGAACCTAAAAAAATTGCCGTAAGAGCAGCAACAGGAGCTGCTATTGGAGGAGCGATGTCAGG